CGACGTGCTCCCATTGCCTATCGGGCGCATTCCAGTATTCGCCTGTGATACAGCCGCGCTCTTTGGCGATGTCGAGCGTCCTGTCGGGCGATTGGTTGCCAATGGCGCGAACAACCGAAACGGAATCGAAGTGCGGCTGGAAGGAGTCAAGGAAGCGGCCAATCATGGCCTCTTCGTTGCCCGCAATTATGCCGAGATGTATTTTTGCCACTTGCTCTTAAAAAGGGTAAGGGCCACGGCGAGTGGAACCGTGACCCTTCGGGTCGAAACCCTAAATGAAACTCCCGGCGGGCCACTCAATCCGCCGGGAGGATGAACACACGAACTAGATGATGAGCGCGCAGGTGCCGCTGGTCAGACCGGCCGCCGATCCGAACATAACTTCACACGAAGCAGTCACCGTGCGGGTGGACTGCGAGGCTGTGATGTTATACATGATCGTCATGCCGAGCTGGTCGAGCGTCACGGAATCCGAGACGTAGAGCAGATTGGCAACTGCGGGGTCGATCACAGGCATGGCCGAGGCCACCGCCACCGCTTCGGGCGAAACCGCGAAGCCGTCGAGGCCCGAGACTGCACCGCTGAAGCTGTTGGCGTAGTAGATGCCCTGGTCGAATCCGTAGGCTCCGTTCTGGAGCGGCAGGAAGTCGGCGTTGGTCGGGATCAACTTGCTGTAGATCTCCGGGGTGACAACCAAGCCCTTGCGGTCGCTCTTGCTGATCGCGCTCCACAGGGAAGCGAGATGGCCCGAGCCGGGGGTGATGGTGGTCGTGGTAACCGTGGCTGCGCCGAAGTTAACTGTGGTGATCGGGGTGATCGCCACCGAGAAGATCTTGTCGGCCAAGGCGTTCAGGTTGATACGAACCAGATTCTCGAGGCGATGGCCCAGCGCGAGATCCGCTTGGGTGATGCCGAAGAACTGGCTGTAGTGATCGAGCGTCACGGTCGCCTTGCCAACGGTAACGTCGGAAGCCGGGGTGAAATCGGTCGGGTTGGTGGTCGTGGCGCTGGTGGCCGTGACGAGGGGCACCTGAACGGTGTCCTTTGGTTTGCGGACTTCGTTGCTGAAATCCGTGCTGAAGATACGGAGCGGGGCCAACCGGTTGGCGAGCACCGTCTGCACTTGTTCAGAGATCGTCGCGACGACGAGTGCTGAATCGAATACGTTTGCCATATTATTTTAGGTTTTTTCTGGTTGTTGTTGGTTTTTCGTCGGGGGTTGGCCCTTAGAAAGTTTTCTGGTTGCGGGCGCGCAGGATTGCGGCCTTGTTCGCGGAAAAGAGTTGCGCCACGCGCTTCCAGTCCTTGGCCTCGGAAGCGGCCTTGAACTGCTCGACGGGGTCTTCGGAAGCGGCTCCGTTGCTGGACACGGCCTCGCTGCCCTTGGCGGCGAGAGCGATTTCCAACTCGGCAACCTTGGCCGACAGCGCGGAAAGCTCGGCGCTCTCAACAGCGGTCGCGGCCTCCTCGGCTTTCACTTCCTCGGCCTCAACGGCGGGAGCTTCGGCGGGTTCGGATTTGTCGGCGGCGATGGCCGAAATGACTTCCTCAAGTTTTGCAGAAAGAGCCTCGAAGGCGGCTTTGGCATCAAACTGAGCCTCGTTGTTTTCGATAGACACGTCGGTCATGCCCTCCGCGCTGGTGTCAACTGGATGCTTGAAATCTTTGTGCATCCGATCCAACGGCTCGGTGCCGGCGCGGAAAACGCCCTCTTTGTTTGCGGCGGGGCGGCTTACCAGGTCTACGCTGACCAAATTTTCGACGCGGGCAAAACGGCGGTCGCCCACTTCTTCGGGCTTGCCACTGAAGGCCATGCTGAATCCAACGCGGCCAGGCGCTTTAGAAAGAATCTCCGCGTAGAACTCGGCCTGCGGGTGAGCCGAAAGCAGTTCCAAATCGGCGCGCAGTTGGTCTTCCTCGATGCGGAAGTTGCTGAGAAGGCCGATGAGCGAATCAATCGACTCGTCGTGATCCACGAAAACCTTGACCGGGGAACCGGCCACGCCAGCCTGCTCCGCTTGAAGCAAGGTGGTATCGTCCACGAACATTTCGTGGCCTAGCGCAGGGCCGACTGTTGCTACGCTGATTCCTTCAAACTTGAGTGCCGCCATACTTGGGCGGCGTCATGTCAAGCGTCGGGCTTCTTCTCGGTCTTCTTGCGCCTGTAGATGCGCTTCTTTTTGCGGGCGCGTTCCGAAAACTCTGCGGCTTGCGGCTCCGGGGTGGAGGCGGGCGGAGTTGAAACGCCGTCCCCTGTGGGCACAGGGTCGATAACCGTCGCCCCCTCATTGCGCTCGACGCCGACAATGATGCCAAGTTCGTTGGCAAATTGTCTTTCGGCGGCAATCTCTTGCATGGCCGTCTTCCAATCCAGGCCCTGCTCGCCAAAGAAGTCGGCCAGGGTCATCAGCCCAGCCTTCACATCGTCGCGCCGAGCGGTGGCCTCGCGGCCCACGTCCACGGTGATGCTGCGCGGAGTCTGCCAATGCACGCTGCGCCAGTTCGGATTCTGCGGCAGTTCGCGGCGGCGCATGGCGTTGGCAATCGCGTAGTTCCAGAGCTTGCCAAGGAAGGAGGAGATAAGAACGTCTTGCCGGGCGGCAAAGGCGCGGGCGGCTTTTTGAATAATGAAACGCTGGGCCACGCCACCAACAGCGGAGGTGTCCCAGATAAATTCGTAAGGCAGGCCAAGGCCGAGGGCGGCGGCGCGGATGTATTGCTCGAGGTGCGCGTCCAACTTCTCGTTGGGGCGGTTCATCATAAACGACTCGATGCGCTCGGTCGCCTTGAGGCGCGGGATCATGCCGCCGCCGAAAACGGTTTCGCGGGTCAGGCTTTCGCCCGTGCTCTTGGACAAGTCGCCAAAGAATCCTTCAGCCCCCACCCCGCCCTGGGCGTTTTGAACGACAAGGCCGATGCTGCTGCCGATCTTGGCGGCCTGCATCTCAAAGCGGAGGAGTTCGTCGCGGTCGAGGAGGTTGTTCAGCGCCACGGCCACGGCGGGATAACCGCGCACCTGATCGGGACGCTCCGGCTCGTAAACGTGGAGCATCAGATCCGCCTGGATGCGGCGGCTCGTGCGCTGGCTGAAGGTGTCGCCCTCCACCACATGGTAAGCCAGCGGGCGGGCGTAGCGGTCGAGACTTACGCCGTCAGTGATCTGGTCGGCCTTGTCGGGCGGGTTGGCTACGCGGTGCGACTCGACCACTTGAACGGCGGGCATCCCGTCGCGTTTGTTGGTCAGGATGCAAAAGATTTCGCCGTCACGGTCAATGGCTTCGGAGACGAGCATTTGCAGCCGGCGCATATCGTGGCGCTCGCTAATTTCGGGCGACTTGCTCCAGTTATCCCACCACGCTTCGGCGGCATCATCCCACGCGGGATCGCCGCTGTTGGCCTGCGGAGCGATGGCCGAGCCGACCGAGTAGGTCGCCTTGTCGCGGATGGCGCTTCTGACGATCGCGTTGTTGTAAAAAAGTTTGCGCGACAGGCCGAGCAGGCGCACACGGTCGCCGTTGGAGATATCCACCTTGCTGTCCTGCGCCTGCGACTGCACCCATGCGCGTTCTTCCGGTCGCCAGTTGGCGGCTTCGACCATGCGGGAAAAGCCGAATTGCTTGGCGAGTTTGTCGATCAGTGTTGCCATGTCAGTAGACCCCGTATTGGGCGCGGCTGCATCTGTTGTTGCCGATCTTGCCTGCGTTGATGGCGAGGGCCGTCTCGATGAGGCCGAGCATTTCCCAGGCGTTGTAGGTTTGCTGGAGCGTGACGGAGCGCCCGCCCACGCTGCTTGACACCACGAACGCTTGTGACGCCCCGCCCGCGACGATCTGCGATTTGCAGGCCGTCTTGAGGTCGGAAAGTTCCTCGGAGCTAAAGCATGAGGCGAGAATCGCCGCGTCGGTCATGCCCTCGCGGGCTGTGTCAAGAGTCCGACTTCTTGCGCTTGGCCCACCGCGCCATTACGGCAGCGCGGGCTTGTTCACTGGTTCGAGCTTTTGTCGCCCCTGTTGTTTTGCCGCCCTTACTTCCGGCTGCGCGGGTGTCCACATAACTTGCTGGCAATGGCTTTTTACAGTTCGGGCACTTCACGCCCTCCATTCTAGAGCGCATCGTTGCCGATCTCAATGGGAAGCTCTAGCTGCGGGTCGGCGTTTTTGATGCGGGCAAGCTGCACCGTGTGCGCGTGGCGAAGGATTGTCGAGGTCAGCGCAAGTGCCGCCTCAATGTCGTAATCCGTTGCCGCGTTAAAATTGGCGGCGATCTCTAGGATGTTGAATTTGCTCATACGCCACCAGCCTACGCAAGCTGCTTGCGTTGGCAAGGAAAATCTGGGTTTTACTCTGTTGCGGAGTTCTGGGCGCGGTAGGCCGATAAGAAGCAATCCATGTAAACCAGCGCCATTTTCTCGCAGTCGGCCAAGTGGTTCGGGCCGAATCTCTGCCACTTCTTTTCGTCCTTATCGTCTACCAGCGCCTCGTTTTGCATCTGCGAAACGTAGTCCTTGGCTAAGTCTCGCGGCAGATACCACGGCACGCGGCCATCCCTGAGAACATCGTGGTAAAGCCGTTCCTGCCAGAGCAGGGCGTCGAAGCGCATTTGGCGGATGGTGCGGGTGCCGTCGATCTGAAGCTCGCCCGTCTCCCACGGTTTCAAAGACGAGTTGTGCTTCTTGGTTCGGCCAAAGGCCGCGCAAAACTTGCCGGCGGTCCCGAAGACAAAGTTGTAAACCCCCGAAGTCGCCTTGGCCGCATACCCCGCGTCCACAATGCCCCAGTTGCAATTAAGCTCGCGGAACTTCTCTGACAGTCCGCCCCACCCCAAGGCCGACCCGTATTGCACGAGATAGCTACTCCCGTCTTCGTTGAGTTGGCGAACCAACCACCACAATTCGGTTTGCTGCACGTCCACGGCCATGAGTCGCACCAGCATCCCGTCGCTCGGCGGTTGGCCCAGCAGATACTTGGGCGAGGCGTCGATGCGCTCGCGGATCATGGCGGTCGTGATGCGTGAGCCGTCCATCTTCCAAGGCAGGGCCAGTTCTCGGTTAAAGAAATCCTGCAAGCCGCCCGCCGTCTCGCGGTCCTGCAAAAACTTGACGGCCAAGTCCGACCATTTGCGCCAGGGCGAATAAAGCGACGAAAGGTAATAGCTTCTGCGCCCGGCCTCGGCGGCGAAGTCTGTGGCCTGCCATTTCCCGCGCTCCAACATCTCGCGCTTGTCGGGCTCGGCATGGGCGTGGCCGCACTTGGGGCAAACGCACCGGGCGGTTTCCGCCACGGTCTGCATATTCCAGCCGTTCTCTTGCTGGGCCGACTCGTCCCATTTAATGTGCTCCCATTCCAAGGCCCACGCCTCGCCGCACCCCAAGCAAGGCACAAAGTATTTCCTTTGGTCGCCCTTCAGCCATTCCGTCCAAATCGCGCCGCTCTCGTAAGTCGGCGTTGAGGTGCAAACGATCAGGTGATTCGGGAAAGTTGTCGTGCGCGCCTCGGCAAGCTGGATCGGGCTGGCCTCTTTGCCAGACTGCGCGGCGAACTTGTCCATTTCGTCCATCATCAAGAGCGAGATGGAACGGCTTGAAAGGTTGGCCGGGCTATTGGACCCGACAAAGTAAACGCTCATGCCCTTGAAGTGCTGCTCGAGGATGGTCAGATCGTCGGCGTTGTCGGGCTTGTGAGCCTTGAGCGCGTCCGAGCTATCGACCATTGGCAGCCACCGCGACTTGGAGAACGAGCGCGCTAGGTGCGCGGACGGCATGACCCAGAGCGCGGGCGCTGGGTTCTGGTCAAGGCGGTAGGCCATCCCGGCAAGGATCGCCGTGGTCTTGGCCGTCTGAGCCGCCCACACCAGCGACAACCGCCTCACCGACTCGTCACCGAAACACTCCAAGACCTCCCGAATGTAAGGCGTCTCGCGTGTGCGGTAAGGCCCGTGCAAGTGCGCCGTGTTGCCGATGGACAAGTTGCCCTCGGCCCACTCGACCACTCCTTGTTTCGGCGGCGGCTGTGCCCTGCGAGCAATGGCCGCGCCTACATCGTCGGCGGTCAGGCTGCTTTTAACTTGTCCGAAAAAATCTGACACGCATCAGCAACCAGTTTGCCGGCGTCGGGGTGATCCCTGTGCAGGCGTTTAAGGCACGAATCAAACGCCGCATCAAATGCGGACAACACAGCCGACTTTTCCATGAGAGCGCCGACCCGTTTCTGAAATTCCAAGAACTCGCCCTCGGCAAACGAGGCGTCTTTGCAAGAAAGCGAGTAAGCCTTTTGAAGCTCGCAGGCTTCGCGCACCTGACCGGCCTCGGCGGCCCCCTGCCAGAGAGCGTAGTTCTTGCCAACCATCATGTGGGCCTGCTCGACGCGACCCTCTGCCGTGTTGTCTCTGGGCGAATCGGCCGGCGATACCGCCAGCCGGGCGCGGCGGTTGCCCGTCACGTTGGACTCATACCACGCGACGGCGTTCTCTAATGTGTCTAGCGGGCAGCCCTTCTTCTTGAGTTGGCTAACCCTGCCGATGGTGATGGCCTTGGCCTGGGCGAGTTGTTGCGCGACGGTCATTCTTTAGACCGCGCGGAGTCAACTTTAGTTTATTGCGACTGTATCAGTATCAGAAGGTGATATTGAGACGACAGGGGTAGATGGTATACTATAGAACGAGCAAACGCGCTAAATTGGGGGGCATTTTCCCGTAGTCGCAGGCTCCT